GAAAACGAAGGTGGCTATCCTTTTCCAAGAAGAAGATTAGCAGAAATACAAGTAGATTTGATTAATGAAGGTGCTATTGGAGTTGGGTGGGTAATATCTTTTCCACAAGCAGATAGAATGGGTGGTGATGAAGTCTTTGCTACAACATTAGGTTATGTACCTTCTGTATTAGCTATGTTTGAAGATAACAGTGGTAATTACCCAAAACCTACAGGAACTGTTGTCAAAGGCAACCATGTTAGTGGTATAGTATCTATGGGAGTTAAGGAAAACCTGAACACTCTTAAAGATAATACATTGCAGGGTCTAGCCATTGCTCCCACCGAAGTTGACCAACTTGTTAGAAGAATCCCACTACTTGTAGGCACACCTAATAAGGACTGGATTCCTGCATTTGGCACACAAATCTATAAAGCATTGTTTGGTGTAAAAACTTACATTATAAAAACTAATGATAATGGTATAGAGGAAATATCAATCAGAGGAATACCACCAGTTAAAACAGACAGTCTTGGTCGTAAGTGGATTAGTTGGGTAGATACACCGCAGACTGATTTAAAAGAAATGGATGTGGCAGGTAAGTTTGTGTTTGTAGGAGTAACAGCTAATGGTGTTATGCCACAGATAGCAACTCCAGTTGGATTATTAGAACCACATAAGATACAAAGTGCTTTAGCAGAATCTATTTTGATTCAAGATAGTCCTTATATACCTGATTGGGCATTAGCTGTAGAAATACTTATATTTATTGCTTCAGTAAGCCTTATATGGCTTGTATTAAACGCTTTAGGCATAACTTGGGGTTTGGTATTAGGTTTAGGAATAATGTTATCAACAGCTTATACAGGATATGAACTTATCCACAGGGGTTTATTGATTGATGTTACATGGACTTTAATTTCACAGTTTATAACTGGTTCTATAGCTTTCTATCTAAGATTTAGAGAACAATACAAACTTAGATTGCAAATTAAAAAACAATTTGAACATTATCTTGACCCAAGACAAGTTAAACAATTACAAAAAAATCCTGAACTATTAAAACTAGGTGGAGAAAAAAGATACGCAACATTTTTATTTACAGATGTTCGTGGGTTTACAGCTTTATCAGAATCATTAGAACCTGAACAGGTGACTTACATAATGAACCAAGCATTAACTGCACAACAAAAAGCAGTACAAAAACATGGTGGCATGGTGGACAAATACATAGGCGATGCGATGATGGCAATATTTAATGCACCCATTGATTTAGAAAACCACGAAGAAAAAGCATTACAGTGTGCTATGGATATACAAAAAAATATGATTGAGCTTAATTATGTTCTTGCTAATCAATCAATAGAACCAGTTGCAATTGGCATAGGCATTAATACTGGATATGCAGTTATAGGCAATATGGGTAGTGAAAATAGATTTGATTATACAGCTATTGGTGATGCAGTTAATGTAGCAGCAAGACTTGAATCAGGTACAAAATTAGCAGGTGTAGACTTGTTAATTGGTAAAAGTACTGCGGATGCGATAGAATTTGATTTAACACCTTTAGACCCTATTGAAGCTAAAGGTAAAAGCGAAAAATTACAGGTGTATACATGGGATTCAAATTATCAATAATACTAGGTGGTCTATTGCTGGTCACTGCTAGTGGTTCATTTTGGTATATTGATAGATTACAAGACAATATCTCTACCTTAAAAGGCAATCAGATAGCCTTAGAAAATTCAATAGCACAACAAAACGAATCAATCAAAACCTATCTTGGTAACCAAGAGAAGGCACAAAAGCAGATACAAGCAATAGAAAAAGAAAAACAGGAAGCAGTAAGAGAAGTAAACAAACTACGAACAACCTTTGCAAAACATGATTTAGATAATTTAGCATTGAGTAAACCTAAGTTAATAGAAAACATTGTCAACAAAGGAACAAAAAAAGTCAAAGAAGAAATTATAGCATTAACAGACCCTAACCAGTTTGAAAATTAATGTTAAGAATGAATATTTATGGATGTTAAAACCTATAAATGCAAAATCAAAAAAGATTAGAGACAAAGCTAAAAAGCAGGAAGCCAAAATGGTAGGACTTAAATTAAAAAATATATTTGTATTGATATCAATAATGTTAATAACAAATTGTTCAATGATGCCCAGTGCAACTAAGCCTGTAGAAGTAGTAACGATTGCAGAGCCAGTTCCTTTATATCATCCCCCTTTACCCCTAGAAGTTGGGTTGGTAGATATTGACTGGGAAATATTAACTCCTGAATTAATGAAAGAGTACCTAGTAGATTACGAGAATGGCTCTGCTCCTGCTATTGCTTATTACTCATTAACAAGCAAAGAATACGAAAATCTGTCTATGAATATGGCTGAGATTAAGCGTTATTTAAGAGATACACTGTCCATAGTTAAATATTATAGAGATTATGATAAAGAAGATAATGATGAAGAAAAGGTGTCAGAGAACAAATAAATTTGCTACCATTTAGTTTCATTCATTATATAGGAGATTAATATGATGGGAATGATAGGAGAATGGTTAGGAATAATCACAGGTGTTGTATGCGGTGCATCAATCATTTGTGCTTTAACTCCGACACCTGCCGATGATAAAATGATAGGCAAACTTTATAAAATTTTAGAGATTGCTGCTATCAATATTGGCAAAGCTAAGAAGTAATTAGCTATGTCTAAATCAGTCACGCCATTTGTATACAACGCTATACTGGAAAGGGTAATAGATGGAGACACCATAGATGTGACTCTTGATTTAGGCTTTAGTGTCAAACTCCACAAACAAAGAGTGCGATTAGCAGGAATAGATACACCTGAATCACGCACAAGAAATTTAGAAGAAAAAGCACTTGGTCTTAAAGCAAAAGATAGACTTATAGAACTATGCGTAGGTGCTTTTAAAGTTCAATCACTTGGAAAAGGCAAATATGGAAGAATCCTAGGAATACCTTATGATGAAAATAGTAAAAGCATTTGTCAAATACTTATTGAAGAAGGACACGCAGTTGAATACTGGGGTGGCACAAAGAAAGCCAAAGTCCAAGATGATGGAACATGGGGAGAATAATATGAAAATATCTCAAGAAGGTTTATCACTTATAAAAAAATTTGAAGGTTGTGAATACAATGCTTATAAATGTGCGGCAGGTGTATGGACAATTGGTTATGGTCATACAGCAGGTGTTAAAGAAGGTGACTTAGTTTGTCAAAGAGAAGCAGATGAATTATTAGAAAAAGATGTAGAAATATTTGAACAAGAAGTGTTAAAAGCAATTACAGTCCCAATACATCAACATCAATTTGATGCTTTAGTTTCTTGGACATTTAATCTAGGTGGTGCAAACTTAAATGCATCAACAATGCTGAAAGTTTTAAATACTGGTGCTTATGAAGATGTGCCACATCAAATTAAAAGATGGAACAAAGCAGGTGGCAAAGTTCTTGAGGGATTAACTAGAAGAAGATTAGCTGAATCATTGTTATTTGAAGGCAATGATTGGGAGCATGTTTAAGTCAAGATATGAGCCTATGCTCTATTTTGCAGTTGCAATAATAACTTTATACATAATAAATATATGGCTTTAAGTAAAACACAAACAAAAAGATTAGGTGGCATACTCACATTAATGTTTGGCGATGAGATACCTAGTGATTTATTAACAAGTCTTATCACTGATGGTTTTATAAAAGTTAATGGTCAGAACTATGACTTAACTGAAAAAGGACTAGATGAAAAAAATCGTCTTTGTACTTTAGCTGGTTTAAATATTATGTATTCTTCTGAGAAGAAAGAAACTTCAAAATAAACAAAATATCCTGTTTCTCTTTTAGTATCTTCTCAATAACCTTCAGTTCTCGTTCTGCTTGTTTTACTTCTTTATCAATACTCAACTATTAATCACCCCTGAAACTTAATGTAATTCCTTTTCATATATAAATCTTTCAATTTTTTGATAATGTTCAACCAATGCAGTAGCAATTTCTATACTTTCATCTTTTTTTAAATTTTTTATTAAGTATTCTGCTCTATGTTTATCTCTATGACTTAGCTCTTTATTTTTGTGTGCATATCTTATACATCTTTGTATAAACTCTATGTCCGCACCACTTAAACTTTTTAACATAATTACCTCTTATTAATTAACAAAAACATTTTCTTCTAATTTTTTAAAACCCCACATTTTTCTAAATGTAAATTCAGCTTCATCAAGGTTTAGTTTTTTTTCTTTGTATTGTTCTCTTTCAATACAATTAGCAACATACCATCTATCAAAGTTGACACTGTAAGGTGCTTTATCATCATATAAAAATTCATTCATTTTTTACCCCCTTCATTTAAAATTTCACTAAGTCTAAGTAGTAAAGTTTTATGTTGTTCATAATTTAGCACTGATTTATCATGCAATTCAACTATTTGTCTATGTATATCAATAGCCATTTTATGAAACATTAATTTCTGATTGACTGGTTTTTTTCTGTAATCGTCAAGATTAACTACTTTACTCATAATCTTTCTTGTCCTCTATAATGTTGTTTTGCATATTTAACCAGTCTATATCTTCTTCTTCTACTTTGTTGTCAAAGTAATAGAATATTGTTGCACAGGTTCTTCTCCACAATCTATCAATAAAGTTATCTAGTTTTTTAAATAATTCTTTCATAAATGTTTCTCCAGTATTTTCTGTGATATTTCTGTTGCTTTTTTACAACTTTTTATTTGATTATTTGATAATTTTTGTAATGATTGCCAATAACAATCATATTTATTAGCCAAATATCTACAAGTGCTAATTTCACTCAGACCTTGTAAGCAATATGTTTCAATCTCATCTTTGATTATTTGTGATGCTTTGGCTATGTCATTAGCTTCAATCACAGTCAATCTCAGGTGTTTTAATTAAATTGCCAGATATGCATGATATTTCACGCATAGCCTTTAACATACTTTTTTTTGTATTAGTGCTTACATGCATAACCTGCATATCATGTTCTGCAAAGGTATCGCTACCTTCATCCAAGTATGTTTTATCTGCATGTCTAATCCAATCTAATGCAGATTTTTTTGTGCTGAACAGGTGGCTGTCATAACCGTTGGGGTCTTGAAAGTAATAAAACTTCACATTGCACTCCTATAATCATTAGCTTGTTCTTCTTCTTTTAGCTTTATATATGCGTGTAGGACACTCTCAGGTGTCTCACCAAGCGTTTTATTAAAGAGTCTACGCTTTTCTATTATGTTGATTAACTCGTTCTTAGAACGCATATATTCCCATACTTCCATTTCGCCTAGTTCATCATTAAGTTCTTGTACTTGTTCTTTACAATAAAACATCATTTACCCCTGTAATTGTTTCTTAGCTACTCTATGTGAGTCAGCACTGATTATTTTTGTTAGAAATCCTTGTTTCTTAAATTTCATAGACTGGTCATCAATTTCACCATATGCATTTGACCTCATTCTTTGAAACCAATCTTTGTCAGTTGGTTTCTTAACATATAGATGAAATGTTTTTAAGTTTTGGTTTCCTACTATCTTAGTCATTATTTTTCTCCTTCTTGATTTTCAACTTCAATAAATGCTTCTAAAAGACATATTAGATTTTCAGCTTCTTCAGTGTTTAAATACCATGATAATGGTTCGTGTTTAGTTCTAATTCTATTATTAGATGTTCTTTTAATTTCTTCTTGACCTGCAAGTATTCTAAATTGTTTTTTTCCTGTGTAATTATCATCTAAATATGAAACAACTGCATAGTCATTATATTGTGTATTACAATATGCTTTGTTAAGGTCACCTTGTTTTTTATCTACAAAAAAATGTTGATAACCTTTTCCAATATTGTTTTCAATAAAGGCTTTTTTAAGGTTGGCTATTTTTTGTTTCCTAGTTAATTTCTTCATTTTATTTTTTCCTTACTCTGTGAGTATCAATTTATTATATCCCTAGTATAACCCCATAATGGAATATATACAAGTGTTTTAAACTAAAAAATTTAACATACTTACAGACAACAATTAAGCGAAAAATAAGAACAGTTGCGAACTGGATATTTCTCTAGATTTTTATCTAAGTGGAAGCTATCCAATCATGTCAAAAATTTAGGATGAATTAACTCTCTTATTCTACAGGAGTCCTAAATCACACAGTGTACATCTTACTTGCGTACAGGTTTTTCACCTTCTACTCAAATTCTTATAATGGTCTTTCGTGCCTAGTTGCGATATTTTGCTAATTGACTCACTCTTTCGGAGCTTTCAAAAGGATGTTTAATATCCATCAAAATGCTTACTTACCCACAGTATTACTACTATTTTTTTCAGAGGACATACTACATAATGCATTACCTACTTTAATTTGGTTCGTCTCTATGTATACGTTGTGGAAGTCATTTAATCCACCCACAAGTTTACCTCATGTTTATACTGATAAGTTTCAGTATCTCTTCGTATCTGTCCATATTACACCAAGCCTAATTAGTCTCTTTGTCACATCTAAGATATGCTCAAGCCTTCACTTGGTAGGAATCTTTTTTCCTCTATCCATTCAAATTTGATTTTTACTTTCTTATGTAATTAACATAATTAATAAATAAAAATTTATTTAATTGTTGTTTGTAAATATGTTCAATATGCTTTACAGAACAGGTAGCCACATAGTTTGCCTTTGGACTGGGAAACCCCTAACTAGCTATAAACTAGCAGGAGTTGTTTGCAGTTGAGTCAACATTGACAAAGTTGTACACCCTTGCACTAATCAGACATAAAGTTCAGGAACTGGTCATCTACTTTATGTACCCTTTCAGACTACTCTTAATACTAACAGCGTTTTGCAAATTGCTGTGTTCTTAGAATCTCTGCTCTGTAAAGCACATTGAATTTTTTAGTTTAATCTACTCTGAAACAATTAAGTGAACATATGGTTCTTAACTTTGTAGAAGTGAGGTTAAGGTCTGTTTAGTGTCGTTTTAACTCTCCAAGCTCCCGACATACATATATTATAATACGAAATGGAATATATATGCAAGTCTTTTTTAAACTTTTTTTTAATTATTTTTAAAAG